ACTTGCAAACTCAGCGGCCTCCTCGTACCATACCGCTATAATGTTCCCAATATCATTTGACTTTAATTTTTGAAAGTCATCTTGACCGTAAAAGTAAAATGTTGAGCCGGTTTTTTTGTGTACTATTTTAAACGGGCTTACCGTCTTTGTAAACTGTCTATCAATACCAAACAAGCTCAAAGCCCACCATACTTTATTAAAAACACTATCTCGTATGGTATTTGCAACCTTACGGATAATAACAATGTTAGCTGTTTCTCCGACTATAATATATCTCAGCATCATATACACTAGTTTTAGTACGATTACTGAGGATTTAAAAGAGTTACGGCCTCCCTTTAGTACGTTGTAAGGCAAGCTAGATACCCAGACTGATTTAAAATGAGGGTTAATATTCTCCTGTACTTTAAAGGTCATCTGTTGCCCCCTTTACTTCCTCAACCCACTCATCCACTATCTGGATTGTTTCAGCTGAGCCTTTTTCAGCCTCCTCACGCTCTCTATTTTCATGCTTGAGCGCTTTAATACGTTCTTTCTGCTCTTGTATATCATACCTATCTTTGGTATTTGTCAGCTTGATTATGTTTTCAGTTGCTTTCTGATTGCCTTTTACCGCTTGCTGAAATGTAGCAAAAGCAAGCAAGGCCTCATTATTACCATCCATGCCCATTTCTTCAAGTTGTTCCTTTATTTTGCTATCTGTCACATCCAAAGCTAAAAGAGTTTCAAAAGCTTTTTTTAGATCCGCTTTTCTCCTCCTAGCTATGCCGGATGCTTTACCTCCTTTTCTTTGGAGTTCTTTCTGTTCCTCCAAACTTCGCTTATTCATTGGAGTTAGGTTTTTTGTTCCATCTCTAGGCAATTTTAAACCTCCTTTCAAACAAAAAATCACAAGCATTTTATACTTATGATTTCATTGTATATGGTGAAAAGAGGGTATTTTTACGCTATTTTTAATAACTTTTCAATTTTGTTGAGTAAATCTCTATATTTTGAGTTGTCTTTTTCGTTGTTGACAAGATATTCATTTGCGACAATATTTAATGATTGATATAGTCCGCCCATAATTCCGGATTGTTTTTCAGTCAGTTCAATCTTCTTAGCGTATTCATCATAATACATCTTGCAGTTTTCGTATATACGCTCATTCAACTTATTATACAAGTCTATCATTTTCTATTCCTCCTATCTATTATCTTTTTTATATTCCCTTTAAAGGCTCTTATTTCAGCCTCCCAGTGATTTATATATTCCGTATCTTTACCAGTTTTCTTAGCTATGTTTATTTTATCATAATGCTTATTGATTTGCTTTTGATAACTAGCAATAGCTTTACGCTTGTTTTTAGGCACGCCAGACAAGTTTAGTTTCGCTCCTCTGCCACCCATGGTTTACCTCCCGTTTTGTCGTTTCCATTCATTAAATGAAATTAGGTAATCTTCTTTTCCTGTCAGCGCTCTATGTTTGACTTGTTTACCATGCCTGTTTAGCGTTCCTGTTCCCAATAATGCCCATGTATTTTTTCTTTTTTCTACTTCTGCTCGCCAATCCTTGATATCTTTTTGGTTTTTCTTATCTATTTTACGTGTTTGAGCTTTATTCAACTCTTTGATGATTGTTCCGTTTTTTCTAGCATTTTCCAAAACTTTGGAAAATGATGCTCCCTCATGGTGTTTTGGAAGCCCGTAATCATCCCATGTTGCTATACCATCTTTTCCTATACGCTGATATTGACGAATAGTACCATCTGCCATTTTTACCGCAACTCTATCAACCTTATTACTACCGACTTTTGCTCCTCTACCGCCCATTGTTTTTCATCCTTTCCGTGGTTGCATTCTCAAAATAGACAACCTCTATATCTTTATAATCGTACTCCACTTTTCCGCCATATACTACAATTCTTTTTGGAGTCAACCGCTTTATCATCTCAGCAACTCCATTTTCCCATATCTCAAACTGCTCTTTATTTTGCTTTACGCCTATTGTACTGATTGCAAGTGTTGAGTTTTTAGGTAAGCCGTCAAAACAAAAATCAAAACTTTCCTCACCAGACCACGATACAGTAGGGATAACTGTTAGCCCATAATCTTGCATAATCTGACCTATCAACCTTGACCTGTAAATGTTCCACACTTGCATAGCAACAGGCATATCAAGGTATAGACTAAAATCCGGAGTTAAGGCGCTATCAAATTCTAGCAGCTTTTCAATATAAAAGTCTGGTCTTTGCCATATTCTTTCAAACTGATAATCATCAAGGAAAAAATGCACGCATGAGCTATAATCTGGTTTATTCAAAACATAATTAAAGCCTTGAAAATCTTTAGGGATATGATCCACACCCTCAATTTGAGGCATGTTATAAAATCCATCAACCCTTGTATCGTCATAATGAAAAAGGTTATATTGGTTTATCGTGGTATCTCTATGAAAATCCTCAGCATCTTCTTCCTCGTTTTCAGTTTCCTCTTGCTGCTCCTCCTCGTTACCAAAGTTGAGCCCTGTAACTGATAACTCAAAACCAAACTGAGCCATGTCTATTGTTTCAAATTGAGAAAGCTCTATATTTAATAACTCTGAGTCCCACGTTGAAAATTCAGCAACTCGATTATCAGCCAGTCTATAAGCCTTTATCTGCTCATCTGTGAGGTTTACAGCGTGAGCGATAGGTATTGTGTCTATACCTAGAGAAAGAGCTGCCTTGAGCCTTGTATGTCCCGTGATAATGATATTGTTATCATCAACTAGGATAGGCTGTTGAAAACCAAAAGCTTTAATGGATGCTGCCACTTTCTCGGTTGCCTCGCCGTCATTGTGTCTAGCGTTCCTGTAATAAGGCTTTACGGTCTTAATGTCCACGTACTCAATCTGTAAATTGTCCATCTTTCCCCTTTCATAAAAAGCTTATATATCTGATTATAGATACATAAGCTTAGGATTTTTTACTTATCTCTTAATAGGTATGTACTTGTATGTTGAGTAAAAATATCTATCAAACCATTTATTGATATGAGTATAAGCTGGACTAGGGCTCAGATATAAGATAGACTGACAAGCGCCTATTACATTGAGATTTTCATATACATAAACCTCTTTGATAGCCTTTAGCATCCGCTCATCTGAGTTTTTAACAAATTCAGCGGTCACTTCTTTTAGATTTACTAAAAATGCTGCCTTGTCTATGTTATTTTGTAAAAAGCTCTCATGGATCTTCTGCTCAAGGATTGTCTTTCCACGGCTATCTTTATCTTTTAAAAAGTACCACTTCAACCAATTTATCTCTCTCCTATGGATAACAGATAATCGCTCTATTTTCTTTTTTGTCATTACTTACCTCGTTTTTTTCAAAATGTCATAAGGGAGATCAAAAAAGTCACAAATATCAATCAAGGCAAATTTGCTAGGGTTAAACTGTCCTCTTTCCCAGAAATTGATAGTATTTACGTGATAGCCTATTTTTTCGCTTAGGTCTTGCTGAGATAAGCCGGCCTCCTCACGTTTTTTCCTTAAAATCTCTGGAAAGGTATTCGCCTCTTTAGGAAACAGCTCCTCACTTTTGCAACCTAGAGCCTCACAAACCTTTTTGATTTTCATAAAACTAGGTTTATTTTCTGCCCTCTCCCAATTTCTAACTGTCACAACATGAACGCCTAGAATTTCAGCAGCTTCTTGCTCATCTAAACCTTGAGCCTCTCGCCATTCTTTGAGCACTTTTGCAAAGTGTTGTAAATCTTCTCTAGCTTTCATTTTTTCACTCCCTTAATTTCAAAAATCAGCTTATAATGTCCTTTCTCAAACCTCACAAGGATTTGAGGGGCTATAAGCAGCCCTTTTCTTGTCCTTGTTAATTGAGGTATGCCAGTAGGCAAAATTACGGATACGCCTTGTTATCTTGCCTTTTTCTTGATTATGAAAACGGTCATTACTGTTAAGTACCATGTTAAGAGCTTTTTGCTTGGTATTTCTTGGTAAAACAAAATCAAAATACACTTCTTATACCTCTTTTAAATTTCTTTAAGAAAAGCATCCAGACGCTCTAACTTTTCAAGACTGAGTTCAGATAGGTTTGTATTTTTTATGGTATTGTTGATTTTCTGTACTAAGTTGTCTTTTTTTCTACTCAGCAAATATTTTGATTTCAGCTCTGGAGTTAGTTCTTTTAAATGTAACGCACGATAGTTTGACAAAGCGCATCTGCCATAGTTGTTGAATTGATATCCACCTGCATTTATTCTGCCTGTTTGCGTGATTTTTTCAACAGTAGCAATTCTGTTATCGAACATTCCAATTATAAATACCTCGTCACCGACTTTTAGTTCCTTTAGCCAACCTTGTCTTTTATCTTTTTCCATATTACTCTTTATCCTTTCACTAATGCTCTGAATTTTTGTATCAAATTTCTGCCTCATCTCCTATCTGAACCTTGTTATATTTCTCCTCAGATACTATATAAGTATTGCCATCAATCGTGAGTGTATAGAGCTCACCAATCCGCTTTTTGCTGCTTACCTTACCTTTTATCTCAGCGCCTTTATTATCAGTTTTGTAAATAACGATAAGGTCTTTTCTGCTTTCTACCATGCCTCTCTGGATAAAGAGCAAACATGTAGCAATCAAGCTCCACGCTATCACCACTCTTAAAACTAGCTCTTTCAATCTTTCTTTTCCTCCTCTGTTTGAAAGACTTTGCCCCCTCGAAAAGTCGGGCCATATTTTTTAAAACGTTCAAGATTAACTTGCCTTGTCTGCTCTAGTGTTTCAATAACTTTTTTCGGATGTAGATAGATATCCCTGTATGCCTCGAAAGGATATCCTCTATATTTTTCAATCCTTT